GATATGAAAATATATTATGTGAAAAATTAAAGAAGTATCCTAGATTATGATGTTGACTTGCTAAAGATTCATTATGTTTGTAATCAAAGCCAAAACCATATTTTTCTTTTTGATGTGTTCCTCTTACTGTATAGTTTTCACTTTCATAATGAGAGTCGTCATAGTCTCTATCATATTCGTGTGTATGAAAAGTTAAACTGTTATTTAAATAATCAATACCTGTTTGTAAGGCAAAGAAAGTATTATCTGCCCATTTACCGTCTTGTATAGAAACACTATGACCATCTATATCAGAGAAAGTGTTTCTTGCAAACCAAGATGTTCGCCAATGTACAAGATCGTACCATTTACTTACATTAACACCTATTGTTTTATTATTTGTTCCATCTTTTTCGTCAGCGCCTGATAAAGCAGAAACGTTTTGTGACTTATGTTCGCCAGCTGAAATAGATATATCAAAGTCATTTAATCTAGTATAGTAATTACCACTAATAGTTTTATCATTACCGTTACCACCAATACTTAATTTTTTATCATAATCTACAGTTGTTCTAAAATTAATTGCACCACCAACAGCGTCTGCTCCCCAATGAGCACCTTGTGACCCTTTGTATACATCTATTTGTACAACATTAAACATAAAGTCTTGACCAACATCGTGGGCGCCTGTAGGTGTAGAGTAGTCATTGATTGGTATTCCATTTAATAATACTAATGTGTGATTAGAATTAGTGCCTCTTAAAAACACCGATGATTGTTGACCTGTAGGACCTGATTGAGTTATGTCTAAACCTTGAACATAGTTTAATACTTTAGGTAAATCAATTAGATTATACTTTTCAATTTCAGATTTTTTAATTGTACGTGTAGGTGTTATCTTATCACCTAATGCGTTTGAGTTGTTTATGTTTGGATATATTGTAAGACAAGGAATATCATCATCCCATTTACAATCGTCTTCTTTGGAATAGGCAACATTAGCCCATACCAAGATTAATATAAGAATTAATCTTATCATGTTGAGTCTCCTTGCTCGTTGTATGGCCTAGGTGGCATTCGGAGTATAACCGTATCAAGTAATCTGAACGAATTTCACGTCACTTTCCCACTACGCTTTTAGGCCATTGTTATATACTATATAGTATACAATATTTTATCTAAAATGGCAACTTTCCGAATATAAATAACTGTATGGCTGGCATAGCAAACTTAACGATAGACCAAGGGTCTAATTTTACATACGATTTAGAAGTCACTAACGCTGACGGTACAGATTTTGATCTTACTGGTTACACAATGGTGGCAAAAATTGCTAAAGGATATTCAACAACATATCCTAGAGTAGTATTTACTTGTACAGTAACAAATCCTACAGAGGGTGTGGTAACTATAAGTTTAACTGCCGATCAAACAAAAGCTTTAGTAGCAGGCCGTCATGTATTTGACGTTGTAGCTACTCACGCTGATAGTACTGTTACTCGTTTATTAGAGGGTATTGCTATCGTAACTCCATCTGTAGTCAGAGCTTTTTAAGCAAGATATTCAAACATTGCTTTATTCATTCCTTTAGTCACAAGTTTAAACTGTGCTTTAGTCAGAAAGTTTTCTAAAGTAGCCCAATTTAAACCACTTATATCGTCAAAAACCCATATAGTTTGATCTGCTTTTCTTTGATTAAAGAATACTGCTTCTTTTAAAACACTTTTTGTATCATGTGGACCGTCAAAGTGTATCATTTCATATTTGTCTATCATTCTTTTATATTCATCATAGACAGGATAACCATTAGCAAAACTATTCATAAATTCTGAATCTTCTAGGTTTACAAGATGAAACTCTGGATAATCTTCAGCAAAATTTATTAATGTAGTTTTTCTCATTAAATTATCATAGTTAAATTTTCTGGCTAATACACTATCAGAAGCTGCATAGTCAATATTACCATATGGATCAACACCTAAATGAACAAGACTAGTTTTAGGATGATAATGTCTATATGCGTCTATAATAGTTTTACTTCCTAAACCTAGTCTAACACCGATCTCCATACTTTGTCCAATAGGATTTTTTAATCTTTGTACTGCGTCTGCTAATGAAGTATACTCTACACTATCACCAGTAAATTTTTCTCCTTCATTTACTTCTAGTGCATATTTTCCAGTTTTAGGATCAATACCTGGATATACTCTCTTAACATCTTTTGCAGTCTTATCAATAAATCTAGTATCTTTAACACCTTTGCCTTCAACCTCTGTTACATATGTTGTTGTATCGTGGCCTAAATCATTTATAACTGGTGTTTTTTCTTCAAACATATTACGATTATCCATAATTTGTCCTACTTCAAATGTGCTATTACCTGTGTGTCTACAACGTATTGTAGTATCTGCCCATATTTTAAAACCTTTTGCTCTTGCTTTTCTACAAAAGTCAACATCTTCGGATAATGTATTGTTATGATCAAGTGCTGAATGATATGTGTATTGAGGATAACCAACTTCTCTAAATACTTTTCCTTTAATAAGGGCACAACCCATACCACAACCAACTATTTCTAAAAACGGAGTATCTTTAACTTTTACAAAAGGAATACGTCTAGAGCCACCATTGTTAGCGGCTTCATAAATTTCTAATGAGTGTGTTCCTGGTATTCTTTGAATATAAAGACCTGATACAATATCTACATCATGTGCTAACATTTTAACTAGTGTATCTTTATCAAAAGATATATCACTGTCTACTGAAAACAAATAATCATAATGTTCTCCCCATTTAGCAATTAAATTTCTAATTTGATCTACTTGATAACCAAAGAAAAATTGAAATTCAACTTTGTATCCTTCTGGTACTGTAAGATCATATATTGCTTTGTATGTTTCTGGTTCTATATACTTGTTTGTTGGTATTGCTATTAATATTTTTTTCATTGGTTAATTATCCTATTCGCATTTTTTGTTTGTTCATCACCGTTAATTTTATAATCGTTTAAAGGATTTATATCATTATAATTATAGACTATATCTGATACAACTTTTACCTTGTCTGGATCGGCTTGTTCTATAAGTGAGTAAAATATAGAACCGTCTCCACCGGCTTTGTACCAGTTTTTGTTTTCGTCTTGGAAATTACTGTCATCAATATCATTTAAAAGTCCTGCTTTAAATGTTCTCAAATGTGTGTATGGCATATTCCAATTAAATTTGTATTTTCTATATTCTTTCTTTTGTTTTATTTCCTCTGGATAGTTTTGTGCTATCAAAGGTATTCTATCAACCATTGAGTAACAAGACCCATAGGTAAATTCTGTAGTACCGTCATAAAGATTATTGTAAAAGTGAAGTATCTCATTATCATTTATAAAAGAATCATCACCATCTAAAAACATAACAATGTCATCTTCTTTACAATATTTTCTTATAGACTCTATTTGATTTCTAACAGCGCCTTTATTTTCTTCATTACGAATCACTTTTATTTTATCACTTTCCCACCTTTTGGCAATGTTATAAGTGTTATCTGTAGAAGCGTCATCAATTACAATCATTTCATAGTTATCATAATCTTGTGAGACAACTGATTCAATACAGTTGTTAATATATCTTTCAGAGTTGTAAGTAGGAGATATTATAACTATCTTTTGTTCTACTTTTCTTGGTAAATAATTTTCTTCTATATTAGTAAATCTTCTACCAAAAACTTTTTTAACTCTAGAATTTATATGACATACTTTTCTATATTCTTCTTTTGATAAGTAATTTCCTAATTGTCTATATAGATGTTGTTTCCACTGTAAGGCTACAGAGTCCCAACCAACAACTCCTTTAATTTGATTACAAGCATATTGTTTTTGTTGGTGTAAATATCTATTATGGTGAGCCATTATTACGGTATGGACAAATTTTTCTACTTGTCTTTCTTTAGGTATAAATGGAAATAAAGAGTTTGGTTCTATTGCATAGTCTATCATATAACAAGCTTCACTAACTGCTGTTTCTTCTAAAGCACCAAAACGTGTACCGATGATAGGTGTATTATATGCTATTGCCTCTAAAGATGATATACCAAATGTTTCAGGAAAAGCACCTGGAAATAATTTGTAACTTGCTCTTTCTAATATATCTGCTATTTCAGATTGTTTTATAACACCTGTAAATTCTATACCTAAATTTTTATTTTTAGGATCATTTGACATTTTAGTCCATTCTTTTCCTTGAGCGTCTAACTCTTGTCCTGGAAAAACATAAAAACCACCAATACATATTAGTTTAGCTTCAGGTATTTTTGCTTTTATTTTTGGCCATATATCGTTAACTAAAGGTGCCATACCTTTTGTGAAAGCTGCATTGAAAACATATAAGTGTGGATCTTTCTTTCTTATATCAACATCATTTTTATAAGTTACTATTCCGTTTCTAGTTTGAAAAAATTTGTGTTTTAATACTTCCATGTTTCTTCTTTTACCATGGTCACAATTCATTACATAAGTTGAATGAAAATCTGATAAAGTAAATACTTCATCTATATGTCCTTGTACTAAAAGGTCTTCTAATATAAGATCGCCGTTTGCAAATGTGTCATGCATCCAAACTGCTTTATGTCTAGCGTTAGCTGTGATTGCTGAATATCTTTGAGGATTATATCCTTCAAACTGTTTGTATAAGTTAGGTGTTATAAAAGGAATTATAGTTCTTAATGAAATTACAATATCAAATTTAAAATCACTTTTATAATCTAAAATAGTATTGTCAAAGTATTGTACACCATCGTAAGTGCCTTCTCTTGCAAGGTTTGAATCTTTATTACAGTTATTGAAAATGGTTACTTTGAAACCTAACTTTGTTAGTTCTTTGGCCATCAAGATAGTCGCAGACTCGCTACCACCAAGGCCTCTTTTCTTTAATGTATCTCCGTCATACGGAAGACCAATTATATCTAAAAATGCAATAGAAATCATTTATTTAAATTACCAACTCACTACAGTTTATTTATAAATATACTATAACAGAATACTAAAAAAATGTCAATGCTTGGACATTAATATGAGGGAGATAAGTATCGCAATATGCCAGTTATTAAGAATGCCGGTGTTCGTGTCGGCCTAGGACGTATAGGTTACACAGGATCAGGAGGTCCAACAGGTTTTACAGGTTCCAAAGGGGCTGACGGAGCCGCTGGGTCACCAGGTGGTTATTCAGGTTCACAAGGTTTCACAGGATCAGTTGGTGCTCAAGGACCAGGTGGTGGTTACACTGGTTCAGTAGGTGCTGTAGGTTTTACAGGATCCTCAGGAGGTTTAGGGTACACAGGTTCATCTGGTACAGTTGGTTTCACTGGTTCAACAGGAGTAGGTTACACAGGATCAAAAGGTGCTGATGGTTCAGACGGATCAGATGGTGCTGTTGGTTTTACTGGTTCTACCGGAGCAGGATATACAGGATCAAAAGGTGACGCAGGTTCAACTGGCGCCACAGGTTTTTCAGGATCAAAAGGAGATACAGGTTCACAAGGTATACAAGGTGTAACAGGTTTTTCAGGATCAAAAGGTGACGCAGGCTCAGCTGGCGCCGTAGGTTTTTCAGGATCAAAAGGTGATCAAGGCGTAATAGGTTATTCAGGATCAAAAGGAGATACAGGAACAGCAGGTGCTGATGGTTCAGATGGCGCCGTAGGTTTTACAGGATCAATCGGTGTAGGTTACACTGGTTCAGCAGGTGCCACAGGTCCTCAAGGACCAGGTGGTGGTTATACTGGTTCAGTAGGTGCCGTAGGTTTTACAGGATCAGCAGGATCAGGAGGAGGAGATTCTCCTTTTGTATTTACAACTTCAGGAGATTATAGAACACTTACAGGTTATAAAGAAAGTGGTGTAACAAGTACAGTTAGAACAGCAGAATTTTCAGGTGATCTTTTAAGATTAACTTTAGCAACTTTTACTCCTTCATTTTCAGCTTCAGGTAATCCTTCAAGTACTAATAATTGGGATGTACCAGCAACAGGATTTTCTGTATCTGTAGATAATCCTAGTGACGTTACAAACGATTATATAAGTTCAGTTTACTCTATCACTCAAACAAGTGGAAGTGTTAACGGTACTTTAAGTAATTATTCAGCAGGAAGTAAATCACAAACACCAGCAGGTGGTGTAGATTGGAATCAAACTTTTACTGTAGACAATACAAACTCATATATTAGACCAATATCAACTAGTCGTACTGGAGGTTCGGCTGGTGCAACAATTAAATTTAATCATAATGAC